GAAGAGATGGGAATCTATCCCGACATGACATACGTCAACTGGTGAGGGTGGCCAGTCACCTGGCTGTCCACCATCCCCGCCGAGACCCGCCAGATCGGGTATATTAGCCATGTTGAGAGGAACACCCATGATCATCGCAGACCAAACCCGCACCATCAACGGAATGGATCACACCGTCACCACCGTTGACGGTATGGATCGCGTTCAAATCAACAACCGTCTCCACTACATCAACGTTGAAATGGACAAACTGAAGCAAACCCAAATGGCTCTGCTCCAGATGCGTGACGCGATCGATTATGAGTGTGAGCGTCGTGAGGCAAAGGACGCTGGTGACAACCTCTTCGATGAAATGTTCGGTGAGATGTGATATGATAACTACTGCATCGGCCCAAGACTGGGCCGACTTCTGGTACAATTCTACTGACATTAACAAACAAACAATGGCAACCCGTTCAAGAATTGGCTATCAACTCAAAGATGGTTCTATCGTCTCTGTGTATCATCACTGGGATGGCTATCCTGATGGTCTTGGTAAGTATCTGGTCAACAACTACACTGACGTTGATGATGTCCGTGAGTTGATTGATGGTGGTGACATGTCTACCTGCATGACTGACAATGGTGAACCTGAGTATTATGCAATCAAAGGTGATCGTAACGTTGATCCCGAACTCTCTATGAATGAGGATGCATACCACAAACTGACTGATGATGTGACTGGTGAGTATGCATACACATTTGTCAATGGTTCTTGGACATGTTATGATATTGGTAATCGTAAGTATGTCGCTCTGTATGAGGTGGCCGCATGAAACTGAAAGAAACTGAAACTACTGAAGGTCGTCCAGTGATCAACAACTCTGATGAGTATTGGAAGAAAGAGTTCAACAAACAACGTGCATCCCGTCTACAAGATAGTGTAGATGAGTATATGCAAGACGGTGAGGTTGATGCTTTCTTTGAGGATCTCCGCACTGCAATTCAGGACCTGATTGATTATCACGGGAAACAGAAGGAGAATGCTCAAACTCTTATGAAAGTTGTGAGTGGTCATCGTCCATTGCAACTACAACAAGAGGATGATAAGTATTTCCAACGAAAGTACAATCTTGCTGAAGCCGACTACTACACCAAACGTGCTGAACTTGACGCACTTGAAAAGTCAAAGTATTATTGGGACACTGAACGAAACAAACCTGATGTTAAAGCCGATGGATACTCCTATCAAGAAATCCCAGAACGTTTCTGAAATGCAAGCCGAACTCTATGATGAAGTTGTGAAATGGTATCGTGTGGAAAATGAACAAGTGATTAAATTGCGTCATGCAATCACACAAGTCAACAATGCATTGGATGCTGTTACTGGTCTAGATTATGAAGACTATCTCAAACAAAGGCTCATCGAAACTAGGATTGAACTTGCCCGACAACTTTCACTTGCCACCAACAAATCACAAGTATGTGATTGAACCATTCAACGCAAAGTTTGACATTATCAAACTCATGCACCCAGACGTTTATACTTACACTACTGAAAGAGTATGGACTGTTTGGGGTTTTGTTTGTAAAAAGACTGGTAAGTTTTATGCACCAATCAATGCACAAAAACCAGGAGATGAGGTATCATGGCCAACCACAGCATACACCTCCATGCGGCCACCAGTGCGTAGAACACTATCAGTGTCCGTCCTGGATTTCTGCTAATTTAGAAATACTATCAAGGGTGAACCTCAATGAAACTCATTCAATTCGGCTGTCGTGAAGACTTTGGTAAGGAGTATTATATGACGATCCTTACTACAAAGAACTATTCTCTACTTCAGGTGGCTTTTGATGTTGGAGAGTATGGTAATTGGATTGAGTTTCCTTATGTCCAAATCACGGTAGGATATGGTAAACTATTCTCATTCCTACTTTCTATTGGTAAGTTAGGTTTTACATTTGACATTGCTGGTCGTAACTGGCGTGATGAGTTGTTTTATGCGTCAAGAGATTACATGGAGTTGAATAACAAATGAGTATCCCACATTTCAAATCCCAACACGATTGGGAAGCATTTACCCAGATCTTTGATAGTCAATGGCATTGTAAGAGAGCCCTACTTAACCGTGTCAAGGATGATATGTTCCCTGGTTTTGAATGGCACTCACTCACGCCAAAGTCCATTGAAACCATCAACGACATTGTGCAATCTCTATTGTATGATGTAGAGACTGAGTTCAAGAAAACTCATCAGGACTATAAGACTGAGGAAGATGAGATCTTTATTCCTTATCGTTCATTCAAGGAGAATGTAACTGAAGCCCTAAAAGAAGCGATGAATTGCACACCCAACACTCCATTAAATTGTGCCGATCATTTAACTGACGAATGAAAAACTATCGTGACACTATAGTCAAAACATTACCCTTCATGCAGTTTGCCATTGCTCTTTATACTCTCAATCAAATCGTTTCATTAGAACCCGCCAATCCAACCTACTTCTGCACACAACCAGATCCTTACACTGCTGTCATCGTATGCAATCCGTCCTAACCTATTCTCCACAAGTCAATGACTATGTTATATGGAACAAGGGATCTCATAGTGTAGAAGGGTGGGTTTATTTCAAGTGCCCAGACTACATTACGATTGAAACGAAAGTATGGCCTAAACCAGTAGAAGATCAATCAATAGGAACGTTTCATAGGAATGAAAGAGTATTGGTAATCTGTTATGTTCAGTCCTGGAACGAACTCACATACATCCAAAGCCGTCCTAGTATTGATAGTCCAGAACAGGAGTATTATGTTAAAGAGTTAAGTAATCTCCCGTAACTTATAACAAACAGTCATTCTTAAATCTCTACAGAATTGATTATATGCCTCTCCATAATGTACTAGATCAGTACTAAACAATATGGCCCTGTTAGGGTATGGATCAATTCCTACTTTTTTACCATCTACTAGAAGGACTGTCTGCCCACCCCATGTTAAGTTCCAGTCTTTATTTGCATAGTAGAGAAAGGTATGTGTTTCTCCATGTACGTTATCTATATGTGGATACCCATCTTGTGCGTATGTTTGACCATTACAATAGACCTCTAGTAACTCAAACTTCATTTCAGTGTTTTGCTCAATCATATTAAACATATGCTGAGTAAAGAAAGGCTCATGATCTAGAGGTAGTTTCCAAAAGGGTATGTTGTCTTTGTGATCCTTATCTCCTAGATCAGATTTAAAACCAAATATCCATCCAAAGCCACGTAGGATATTATCACATGTATCATGTTCTTCTGGTGTAAGTATATTCTTGTAGACGTTCAATAATGAGGTTTTGTTCATGTGGTAAATAGAAGGTTATTGATTAAAAAAGCCTTTTTTAAATTAAGCTGTAAAAAAGCCTTGTATGCGTATAGAAGCATAAAGACTTAAGGCTCATAGAGTGTTTATGTATCTTTGAAGCCCTCTAGGTATGCCTCTCTAAATGCTTATAAAGGTGCTGAGGTCTTGTAGTCTTAGCGCGCACGCTACCATAAAACCTCCGAGATGGCAACATAATACTCCGAGACCCACAAAGTTTTATACCAGGACCTTATAACCAGCCATCCTACCATACCCTTCGAAGTATTGCGAAGTCTTTATGGCCACTTGGAGGGCTGGTCGCAGTATATTGCCTGCGCGGGGGCCTGCGCAGTAGCCTAGGGGTACGCGGGTGGGGGACTGCGTACTTATATACCGCGCAGGGGATATGCCGCGTCGCGCAGGGTATCTACTGCGCAGTGGCGCGTCTTGTGGCTAGGTGTGGCGCAGCATATGTACTGCGCAAGAATATGTGTATATACTGCGCATCACCCCACTCACCCCTACCCGCACCATATAATGTGTGGGTATATACTGCGCAGGCATTTACATAGGCCCACCACACCTACCCGTACGCAGTATATGTGTAATATTATAAAGCCTGCGTGTGTTTATGTCAAGGGCTTGCCATGTATGAATATACTGTGTACAATCAACTCTGTCAGGGTTGAAAACATTAAAGCTCTGAGTATTCTAAAGCCACCAATGAACTATCAACAACTAAAGGATCAAGTGTTGTCTAATGTACAACTACAACAGTTCGTGTATGTATTAGTCACAGCTGCTGCTGTGATTGTAGGTCTAACTCAGTTCGTTACAAGATCTTGGAAAGAGAATGATATGTCTACTAGACTTCGTTCGTTTATACTTAAGACGTTAGCTGTTATTGATAAGATATCGGCAGGACTTCGTGGTATTGTTGAAGAGAATTCAGGATTATAATACTCTATGCGCATAGACGCATAGAGCCAAGCCCAATTCTGGAACCGTCCACTATTCTCCCCATTGGTCACCAGATGGGTTATTGTTACTTCAGTTCAAACAAATCACATGACTTTCGTTCAAGGTTTGATTGCATCGGGTTATGAGTTCGATGATGAGAACTTCGATGCATGTTGGGTTCGTACTGATACTCAAGGTTTCGTCCATTTGTATCAAGAAGGTGAGGATGAGAATGAGTGGAACTATGTGAAAATGTCTGAGGACATGGATGTAATCTCTGAGAAAACTTTCGTCCTGAACTGATAATGAACAACATCAAAGAGTTCTTTACTGATAGTGAGTGGGACCTGATCTACACTCTGTTGGATCAAAATCGTCAGTACGAAGATCCTGAGATGGAAGGGATTGAAGACTACGATACTGCACTTCAAAAGATCACCAAACTCTTCAACAACTGAGGTTTAAATTATGTGGGATGAAATTCAAGACATGCAAGGTGAAATCTTCGACATTCGTGAAGAAGATCTCATGGCAGTGTTCGATGATACTCCAGAGGAGGATTTTGATCAAGAGACTAAGAAACTCCTAGCCCAGTTCTGAAACCGTCCACCTGGACCCACGATCCGTCCACACCCGTGACTAGAATGTCTGCATGACAAACGAAACCAACTTCTACATCCGTCGCACCTGGACCACCTTCACGGGTCGGGTCACCAAGGTGGACCACATCGGACCCTACATGGAGAACCAGCAGTTCGCTGTTGGTCTCCAGCGTCAGCATGACATGCGTCGCCAGGTTCCTGCTACTGAGCAGATCACCAAGTGGGAATGGGTCAATGGCATGGAGGCAATTGCCGATCTGGTGGTCGGTTGAGGGACCGGCCCTCGGCCCTTGCTTTCCTGCCCATCCTGACCCATACTAGCCACATGAACAAAACCACTCAACCCGATCTGCCCCTGATCCTGGCAGACTACACTGAATTCGTGATCCAGCAACAACGCCGTTGGGCTGCCATGCGCGCTGAGGTCGCCTCTGGGGATGAGATCCTGACCCCTGCACCTGAGACCAGCCAATTCGGTTACTGGCACATCAGCGATCGGGACTGACCCGCTGACCCTGTAGACTAACATCAGTTCAAACAAAGCAAACGAACATGGCACTCACCTACAACGGTTGGACCAACTACGAAACCTGGAATGTTGCCCTCTGGATTCAGAACGATGAGTTCCTCTACAACACCGCTAAGGCATGTGTTGAGTTCTGTGGCAACGATGAGACCCCCTTTGAGAAGTTCGTGCGTTGCATGACTGAGGGCATGATCGGTCGCCACATTGGTCAAACGCCCGATGGGGTCAAGTGGGATTCTGCCTGCATCAACGATCGCCAGATCACTGAGATGATGGAGGACCTCTAAGGGGTTGCCCCCTTCCCCACTCAGCCCTATACTAGCCACATCAACAGGACCGCAATGCGCTTCCCCATCAACTGCAACAACAGCACCAGCGTCTGGACCCTCCGCCTGAACCCGATCACTGGCACGGCACGGGTCCGCTGGTTCAAAGGTCCTCTGGCTGAGTATCGCCACACTCACGTCAGCCGTCGGGCTATCCTGGGGTTGCTCTGGTACTCTGGCAACACCAGCATGGGACACTGGATCAACCGTCACTGTCTCCAGTCCCACCAGACCGTGACCGTCTAGAATTCTCACATACCAAACGAACCGCAACCATGCGCAAGATCGAACGCCTCATGAACGCCGCCATCACCGAGGGTCGTGACTGGAAATCTGGCAACACCGAGGTCGTGAATTTCTTCAACGACAAGGGTGAGTTGGCAGTGACTGAGATCCGCCTCCATGGCAACCTGATCGCTGAGGTCTCTGCTGAGTGCGTCACCCTTCACGATGGCGGGTGGCAGTCCGTCACCACCAAGTCCCGCCTAAACGCGATTCTCTCACAACACGGTCTGCCTGGCGAGGGCATCTTCCAGCACAAGTGGGAATGGTTCTGCCGCCTCTGGAACGGCACTGAGCACTTCACGGTTCCGTTCCGTTCTGGGATGCGCCTTGCCTGAGGGCGCCTCAGGCCCTATACTAGCCAAGTCAACCACCAACGACATGACCGACACTCAACGCGCCGAACTCATGGATGGCAACATGGAGTGGGCCGACAGTCTCATCAATGCCGCTCTGGATGCAGGGGATGATGCCAACGCCATCGCCATCTATGAGGAGTGGCAGGACTATCTCCAAGCAGGCGAGGAGGAGGTCTGTGAGGTCGTCTGGGTTCACCCCGATGCCTTCCTGGATATCGCCTGAGGGCCTTGCCCTCCTCCCCGTTCGTCCCTACAATAGCCACATCAACCACACCAAGGACATGACCTCCTCCATCGACAACCTCACCGCCATCGCCGCCGACCTCAACGCCGCTGGTAAGACTGTGAAGGTGACCGTGCTCCCCACCCGTAAGGCGAAGAAGAGCGAGCTGGTGTTCTCCATGACCAAGGGCCCCCGTACCAACACCAACCGCCGCGGGCAGGCATACGCTGGGCACGCCACCTCCTCCCGTGACCTCACGGTAGAGGGCAACCGTGCAGCCTACTTCAAGACCAGCGGTTGAGCCAGTGTGGGGGGTTGATCCCCCCCTATACCCCCTACCCTTAACTAAAAACGCTGGGTCCCTCCAATCTATAAAAGTATGCGTCCACGAGGTCTTTATAAGACTTCAAGGTTTTCCGTGGCCCTCAAAGGGGTTTTCAAATCCATCCAAAAGAAAAAATTTCCGTGGGCCACAAAGTCGCCCAGAGGTCGCATAAGTAACTCCGTAAGTCTCAAAGGAACTATGAATGACTTAATTTTTCATGTCTATGAGGGAAAGGAAGTTAAAGCGCATAGTCTGACAGTAGATCAACTGGAGGATCTCATAATCTCCAAGAAAGTAAACATTGGAGAGGATGAGATAGTACCGTTAGAATTGTCAAAAGACACTGAAGGGAGTTATTGACAAAGCTCCTATATACGTTGTATGATTTCATTAAACCACTGAGAATTTTTCATGGCAAAGGGATTTAGAGTACAGGCTGCAGCTCCGACCGCGCCTGCAGATGATTTTGATATCGAAGCATGTAGGGAACATATTCGTGGTAAGAAGATTGTATTTTGTCTTCCAGGCCGTGGATGTTCTTATACGTTTCTAAAGAGTTTTGTACAACTGTGTTTTGATCTTGTACAAGTTGGTGCAAGCATTCAAATCTCACAGGACTATAGTTCCATGGTGAACTTTGCACGATGCAAGGTACTTGGAGCGAATGTGTTGCGTGGAAAGAATCAAATTCCATGGGACGGTAAACTTGAGTATGACTATCAGTTGTGGATTGATAATGATATCGTCTTCAACACTGAAAGTTTCTTCAGACTTTATCAGTTGGGGATGGAACGTGAGATTGCATGTGGATGGTATGCAACTGAAGATGGTCACACAACTTCCGTTGCTCACTGGCTCGAAGAAGAAGAGTTCAAAGCCAACAAAGGTGTGATGAACCATGAGACTGTGGAGACGATGAGTAAGCGTCGGAAACCATTCACTGTGGACTACACAGGTTTCGGATGGGTTCTGATTCAGAAAGGCGTCTTTGAGAACTTGGAGTATCCATGGTTTGCACCTCAGATGCAAGTCTTCGAATCTGGTGAGGTTCAGGACATGTGTGGTGAGGATGTCAGTTTTTGTCTCGATGCAAAGAAAGCAGGCATGGAGATCTGGTGCGACCCTCGAATTCGTGTTGGGCATGAAAAGACCAGAGTCATCTGAGGTTTATAGAGTTTGTGTCGAAGGGCGCGAAGTCTTCTCGGGTAGTGAGGACGAAGCCCTTGACATGATTATGGACCTCTCAGTACAATATTTTGACACGGGTTCACCAAATCCGTCTACCATCACTTTAGAAAGAATTCCTGAGAATGGCTAAACTGAAAGCATCCCTAACAGGGAAAACGATTATTCAATCAAAACCAAAAAATACTCGACAGGGTTGCGGTCAACATACTAAATATGCCGCAACTTCACGAAACAAAGCACGTAAGCGTTACCGAGGTCAAGGAAAATGAGTTATAACATCGAACTTCGCACTCCAGAAGGAACCACAACCATCACCTGTGATGAAGACACTTACATTCTTGACGCAGCAGAAGAACAAGGAGTTGATCTTCCATATAGTTGCCGTGCTGGTGCATGTTCTTCTTGCGCCGGCAAGATCCTTGAAGGGACTGTGGACAACGAAGATCAAACCTTTTTGGATGATGAACAAATTGAAGCCGGTTACGCACTCCTTTGCGTGGCTTATCCAACTAGTGATCTTGTCATTCAAACGGATGCTGAAGAGGAACTCTAATGGCTCCTAGGTACATTCATAAAAATGGTAAGTCCTATATTGATAAAAGGACTCTACCAAAAAAGAATAAACCAAAGAGAAAGAAAAAATGAGTCAACTAGTCGTCAATCTCCCTCCACAGAAAGTCTGGGTTCGTAAAGAATACCTTAGAGATCTACAGGATGGTCATGGCGAGTTTGTAGAAGGCGTCTGGGTGTCGGCTAAGTCGATACCTGGGCGCGCATTTTATTTTGAGACGTATTTACCAGAATACGCAGCAATGTATGATAAACTCCCTATCAGTGCATTTGTGTCCCGCCCAGAGACGCCTGACCCCGATCTAGACCTTCCTAATCTACAGTTTTGGAACTGTATGGACTATGGTGTTAGGTGTATTGAGAAACAATTCATTGGTTCTATGGACTTTGTATGTCATACAAGAAACTATGGAGCTATTTCTGGTGAATATTTGTTTACATTGGATAATTTCCATCCCGATGTGGACATAACTAACTGTAACGTGAGTGAAATTCCCGACGAACACAAGTCTCATAACTGCATTGAACTTGAAAATGGTCAATTTGCACTCTATCCAAACAATAGAATGCGTATTTTTGACCTTTCGATCACTCCAGAAACACCAAAAACACCTGATTTTAAGGTTTCTACCAAATACTATCAGGTTGAGAATGGTGTAAGATGGGGAAGATTAGGTGATACCGACGATTATTTTTGGAAAACACCTGAAGAAAGTAAAATTTGTCCAAATTGCGGACAAAATCCTTGTGATCCACGTTGTATAAACGCTGACTAGGGATAGAAACCCCTTAAAAAGTTCTGTTTTTCCTATAAAGACAGAAAAATGGCTCAAAATCCAGTAGACTTAGGTAAAGATTTCATCCAAAAAGGGATGAGGTTGATTACTCAAAGGTCATCAGACGCACTTTTGAAGAAGGCTCATGACCAAAAGTATCAAATTCCCGAAGATAGAATGTCAAGACCATGTGGAGGTGCTGGTGGTTTTGATGATTTTGTTGAACGTTGGCATGAGTAGTATAAATATAGCAGAAAAATTGTATCGTTAGATGCCTGTCGTCCGTACATCACGTCGATTTAAAGACATTTCGTTGTCTTTTCGAAGGCATCCTGTGACTAATGACATAGTTGCACTCACAAATGAGGATGCAATCAAGAGATCTGTCCGAAATCTTGTTGAAACGATCAATACTGAGAGACCTTTTAACTCTTTGATTGGTTCTGAAGTTAGAAATAGCTTCTTTGAACCAGCTGATCAAGAAATTTTGACAAGATTAGAGGTTGAAATTGAGACTTCTATCAAAAACTTTGAACCAAGAGTTAGATTAACATCGGTTTTTGCATCTCATCCACCCGATACTAATGAAATTGTGGTAGAAATCACCTACGACATCATCGGATTACCGTTACCAACACAAGAAGTCACATTCATTCTTCAACCAACTAGGGAATAATGGCGTTTACTCAATATACAAACCTAGATTTTGAACAAATTAAAGCGGCTTTACGCGAATATTTGAGGTCAAACTCTAATTTTACTGATTTTGACTTTGAAGGTTCTAACTTATCGATTTTAGTTGACACTCTAGCGTACAATTCGTATATTACGAACTATAATGCAAACATGGTCGCCAATGAGGCGTTCATTGATAGTGCAACATTGAGAGAAAACGTAGTTGCATTAGCTAGAAATATTGGGTATGTCCCCTCTTCTAGAAGAGCTGCATCTGCAAATATCAGTTTTAGTGTTGATCTGGGTAGTTCATCCACAAAGACCTCTGTAACCCTCAAGGCGGGTCTTGTGGCCCTTGGAGATTTCGCAAATACCAACTATACGTTCGTAGTTCCAGAGGATGTAACATCACCAGTTGTTGATGGAATTGCATTTTTCACCGTTGATATTAAACAGGGAACGTTCTTAACCAAAGAATTTATTGTTGACACTTCTCAGTCAAATCAAAGATTCATTATTCCAAATCCATTCGTTGATACTTCAACTTTGAAGGTTTCTGTCAAGGACACCGCAAGTTCTACGACACAAGTTGTATATTCTCAAGTTGATAATATTGTTGGAATCAAAACAACATCTGAGATTTATCTACTCCAAGAAGTACAAGATGAAAAATATGAAATTTTATTCGGTGACGGTGTAATTGGTAAGAGGTTGTCATCAGGAAACGTCGTTACAGCGTCTTACGTTGTCTCTGATGGTGAAAACGGTAATGGTGTTGCAAACTTCTCATTCGTTGGAAAGTTAGTTGACAACAATGGTGCATTGGTTGTAACTGGTGTCTCTGATATCAATACTAATCAACCATCAAGAAATGGATCTGAGATTGAAAATATCAGCACGATCAAAAATTTAGCTCCTAGAGTTTATGCATCACAATATCGTGCAGTAACGGCAAATGATTATCAATCTATTATCGCAACAATCTATTCAAATGCAGAAGGTGTAATTGCATATGGTGGAGAAGATGCAACTCCACCTCAATTTGGTAGAGTTTTTATATCAATTAAACCCAAAAACGGACAATATATTTCTGATTTTGATAAAAAACAAATATTGCAGGATTTGAAATCTTACAGTGTTGCTGGAATTCAACCACAAATTGTAGATTTGAAGTATTTGTATGTAGAACTTGAAAGTAGTGTTTACTACAATTCCAATACACTGTTAAGTCCATCGGATTTAAAAACACAAGTAACAAATTCTCTAACAACTTATTCAAAATCTGCAGATTTGAATAAGTTTGGAGGTAGATTTAAGTATAGTAAAGTTCAAAAAATTATTGACGATACAAATACATCGATTACTTCCAATATCACTAAGGTAACTATCCGTAGAAATTTGGAAGCCAACACTGCAAACTTTGCTCAGTATGAATTGTGTTATGGAAACGCATTTCATGCGGGTAGAAAGGGTTATAACATCAAATCTACTGGATTTGTTGTTGATGGAATTGATGGAACTTTATATTTTGGTGATGTTTGGGAAAATGAAACAACTGGGCGTCTTTTTGCGTTCAGACTTTTAAGTGATGGAACACCTGAAGTAGTCATTTCAAATGCTGGCACTGTGAAATATGACGTTGGTGAAATCCTTATAGATACAATAAGGATTTTGTCAACAGTTAAGAGTGATAACATCATAGAAATTCAGGCTGTTCCTGAATCGAATGATATTATTGGGTTGAAAGATCTATTTCTTCAACTTTCTGTTGATAACAGTAACATTAGTACTCTTGAAGACTTGATATCCACAGGTGCTGACAATTCTGGTACTAGGTTCATTTCCACTTCTAGCTTCTCCAACGGAAAATATATTAGACAGTAATGATCGACACCGCTTCCAAGAAAGTCCAGATCAATCAGATCGTTAGGAGTCAACTACCTTCTTTTGTTCAAGAGGAAAATCCTCTTTTTGTTGATTTTTTAAGTCAATACTACCTCTCTCAAGAGTACCAAGGTGGTCCAATTGACCTCATCACAAATTTTAATGAATATCAAAAGACGGAGACATTTAGTGGAAATGAAAATCTAATTGGATTTACCACTTGTACAAGTGCAGTAGCTTCTTATGATGATACCATCAATGTAACTTCAACTGATGGATGGCCAAAGACTTATGGCCTGTTGAAAATTGGAAACGAAATCATTACATACACTGGAATTACAACCAATTCATTCACTGGTTGTATTCGCGGATTTAGTGGTATTGAAAATCTTCATCAAAACAATAACGAAGAAAAATTACTTTTTAACTCCACCTCTGCAGAAAATCACGTTTCTACCTCTAGAGTTGAAAATTTAAGTAATCTTTTCTTAAGAGAATTTTGGAAAAAAACAAAAAATCAGTTTCTCCCTGGATTTGAAGACAGAAAACTTGATAATGCAGTAGATAAAGCTAATTTTTTACGACAGGCTAAAGATTTTTATGCTTCGAAGGGAACAAACGAAGCGATAAAAATTCTCTTTAATGTTCTCTACAACAAGAGAGCTGAAATTGTAAAGCCAATCGAATATCTTTTTACACCATCAAATGCAGATTATGTTGTTACTGATGATCTTGTAGCAGAACTAATTAGTGGTAATCCATTAAACATAAATGGACAGACATTATATCAAACTGATAGTGTTGCAAGTGGATCACTTTTTAATATACAGAGATATAGAAAGAATGATATTGAATATTATATTTTAAGTTTAAGTAGAGAGTCCGAACTTGGTACGTTCGTAGTTACTGGATCATCTACGTTATTATCTAACGTTTCTATTGGGGACACTGTTATTACAGTGGACTCCACTCTTGGATTTGGAAATACAGGCTCGGTTTATGTTGGAACTGGCCAAACTGTAGGAATTGCTACTTATACTAGTAAATCATCAAATCAATTCTTTGGTTTAACAGGTATTACCTCTGCATATTCAGATGGCCAATTTGTAAGAGGTTCGAGAACTGTATATGCTTATGAAAATGGTGATATCACTAAACCCGTATATTTCAGACTTACTTCTGTAGTTTCTGATTTAGACTTAGACAATGTTGGATATTTGTATGTAAATGATAAAATTAAACCAAAAAATCTTGGCAATCTTTCGGCATCAAATGATTATAGATTAAATTCTTGGTTGCATAATTTAAAGACAAAAACAAGAGTTGCTAAAGATTCTAATAACAAATCAATAATTGATACAATCACCAATAACGTATCTACTGCAGATGCACATCTACTTCGAGTAGATGATTCTGTAACTCTTGTCGATGAAAGTTCCGCAATTGCATCGAATGTTGTAGGAACTGTATCTCAAATTATTAGTGATTTTGAATTTAAAATCACTGTTACCTCAGGTACTCTTGATGTAGATACAACTTATAGTGTTAGAAGAGATCTGTCGTTTGCTTCAGCTAATTCTTCATCCATTAATATATCTGAGTTTTTGGCTAATGTTCAAAACACATATTCCAATTTAGATAACGATAAGTTCTATGTAACTTCTGGATCTTTACCATCATATGAAGTTTTTGCTACAGATAGGACGAAAACATTTACATCATCAAATGTCAGTGGCACTACAATCGACATTACCAGCCATAGATTTTTTACTGGAGATGTTGTAAAATATTATTCTGTTGGTGGAACTGATGTTGATGGATTGACATCTGGAAGTGATTATACTTTAGTAAAAATTAGTGACAATAAAATTTCTCTTGCAAACAGTAAAACTGATGCTAATCTAAAAAGATATATTTCTTTAGATGTTTCAAACTCTGGCACCGACCATAAAATTGTTCCAACTGATCTTTCTGGTAATAATTTACAATATCAAAATTTCTTAAGAGAATTTTCAGTAACTCCAAAACCCAAAAAATTTGAAAAAACATTTCAAAACGAAACCATTGGTATGTTTTTGAATGGTGTTGAAATTCATTCAAATAAGTCTGGAGATGTTGTTTACTATGGATCTTTGGAAAACATTGATGTGGAAAATGGTGGCTCTGGATATGATCTAATTAATCCACCAAATGTACACATCGATGATTCTGTTGGATCGGGGGCAACTGCTTTTGCAGTTATTGAAGATGGATCATTCAAATCCATCGATGTTACATATCGTGGTTTTGACATTAAAAAAGTTCCTTCTGTAGAAATCACTGGAGGTAATGGATCTGGAGCTAAAGCCTCTGTACGATTGAGATTAGAAAATAACTCTAAAAAGTTTGATGCTGACACTGGTGTCAATACTAGTGATGATAAGATTGAATTTCCTTCAAATCACTTGTTCTTTAACGGTGAATCGGTAATTTACAAAAAATCATCTGAATATGCAGCTGTTGGTGGTCTTGTTGATGAGTCACTATATTATGTTCATAAGGTAGATGATACGAATATTCAATTGATGAATACTCGTCAGGATGCTTTTACTGGAAATAATCCAATAACTTTAACTTCTAAGTCTGCAGGAACCAACGTACTGACAACCACCACTCAAAGAAACGTGGTTGATACTGTTATTATTGAAGATCCTGGGTCTGGATATTCTAATAGAAAGACAACGGTAGATTCTGTTGTGTATCCACCGACATCATTATCTGCGGAAATTAGAAGTGGTATTAATACCTCAGACAATTACATATATTTCAGAGACCATGGTTTTAATTCTGGTGATCTTGTTGAATATTCAACAACTGACTCAGAAATTGGAGGGTTGTCACAGACACTCAATTACAGAGTAATTAAAGTTGATGATGATAAGTTTAGAGTAGCTAATGCTGGTGTCGGCACTACCTCATCAACATTAAACTATATCAAGAATAATTATGTTGATTTTACTTCAATTGGAGTTGGTACACATACATTTAAGTATCCACAAATTCATGTAAGTATCGATGTAATTTCTGGAGTTGCTAACACATCTATTTCTACTCCTACTGTTAATACCATCTGTACAGGTTCTATACGAAATGTACATTTGACCAGTGTGGGAACTGGATATGGAGTTACAGAAACCCTTAATTTACATAGAAGACCATCGGTAACCATCTCTAATGGCACTGATGCGGAATTGGATCCAGTTGTTATTAATGGTGAAATTGATCAAGTTTTAATTAAAAACGGTGGAACTGGATATGTAACCCCTCCAACTCTTAGAGTTGATGGAGTCGGTAAATATGCAAAATTAGTGGCCACAGTTACAAATGGGGCTATTACATCCGTAACTGTTGTAGATAGAGGCAAGTCCTTTGTTCAAGGATCAACTTCGATTAAGGTAATTCCTGTTGGAAGTGGTGCTAAACTTAGAGCGGATGTTAAAAAATGGGAAGTTGATTTTGTACAAAGATACAAAAAAACTGTTAATGAAAATGATGATGGAATTATAGTTCCAAGCCAAAATTCAAATTACGGCAACAAATTTGTTCATGGATACCTTTCCAGAAAATTAAGAAGAGTTCTCGGTGACAACGTAGACTCTAGTTTTGGTGAAGAATCAACACCCACACACTCTCCTATTGTTGGTTGGGCATACGATGGCTCACCGATCTATGGTCCATATGGATACAACACAGCAACTGGTGGAACAGTTCGTAGATTACTTCCAAGTTATACTTTAGAAACAAAATCAAATAGACCTTCAGTAACATTGTATCCTTTAGGATTCTTTGTTAATGATTGGAATTACACCGCTGATGGAGATCTTGACGAATATAATGGTAGGTTCTGTAAAACGCCAGAATATCCCGAAGGAGTATATGCATATTTTTGTAACATTGAAGTTTCAAATAGCTCAACGATTCCTTTTTCAAACAATAGGGAACCTCTTTTCCCATACATTCTGAATGGGTTTAAATTTGAAAAAAATGAATTTAATGAAAATCCATTATCTATTCAAAATCTTCCACTCTTAAACAGTGGAAATCTTGTTAGAAATACATATCCATACAAATTGCGATTTGGTTCTTCGAAATATGATTATTTTGTTACTAACAACCTAGAAGAAACTGAACTCACTGTAAAATCTATTAATCCAATTGGCATCTCTACAGTTTCTGTAATTGATGGTGGAGACAACTACAAAATTGGTGATAAAGTAGTATTTGACAATGATGAGTCTGGTGGCAATTCATTATTAGCCAAAGTTAAAACCATTGTTGGTCGAGGAATCACAGAAATTTCTTATTCAGAAACTTCCGTTTCTAATATTGCATTTACATATGAAAATCAAATTGTAACTGGTATTGCCACGACATCCCATGGATTGTCGGATAATGACGTTGTTTTTGTTACTGGTATTGGAACAGGAGAACTTAAATTTATCGAAGGTCCAAGAACCATATCTGTTTCTTCCATAACTGCTAAGTTGGATGTTGGTGTCGGTACAGTAGGAGACACTGGTGTCACAACATCTATTAGTTTGGATTCTTCTTCTTCACTGAAATCAATTGATGTTGATGATACTTTGGTTGTTGGATCAACTTCAGAAAGACTTCGTGTTCTTTCAATTGATAAAACAAATAATAAGTATAGAGTTATAAGAAATTCTGGGATTTCAACTTCTCATGCAGCTGGAGAACTATTGGTAGTAGATCAAAGGAAGTTTTCTTTTGAAGTTGGAATTAAAACTAACCTTTCCATCAATGCAGATAGAAAAGTAGTATTTAATCCTCAGAACTCCATTGGTGTTGGTACAGCATCAGTTAACCAGACTGTTACTGGAGTAGGAGTAACTACTGTGGTAAGAGTAGTTGCGAATGATGGAACAATTCTTACAAATCACGAATTACCTCCCACAGGATCCACTGCAGATAATAGTATTACAATTGTAGATCATGGTTTTAGGACTGGAGAAAAATTACTCTACAAAAATGGATTATTGGGAATAGCTTTAACGGTATCTCCAAACTTAAATCTTAGTAATCCTTTTGATTTAGTTGATGGACAAACTGTTTTTGCGGTTAATAAAGGAAAGGACTTACTTGGTATTACAACTACATTAACTGGAATTGGAACTACAGCAACTTCATTGTATTTCTTACCAGTTAAAGACAACACTGGTACAGAACACTCATTTACAACACAGAACAAAAAATATTCTGGATCAGTAAAACGATATGATGTAACTGTTGGCACTTCCACTAATCATGGATTATTAACAAATGATGAGGTTACTGTCTATCTTGTACCCACATCTACGATTTCAAAATCAATTGAATATGATACACAAGCTAGAAGAACAATTGTAGATCCAAAATATTTTGAAACTTCTGCCGTTGGTGTTGGGACATCATCGTCAATCATTACAATTGATGATCATGATTTTGAGAGTGGTGAAAAAGTTCTTTACATCTCATCAAATCCAGCCTCACCTTTAATTAACAAAGGTGAGTATTATGTTAAGAAGATTGATGATAATAGATTTAGATTATCTACAAATTATATTGATTCTATCAACTTCAATTCCAATTACGTTGGAATTACTACTTTTGGATCTGGAACACATAAAATTGCAAAAATTAATCCAAAAATTGCAATTACCAGAGGTAGAACTATTGGATTTGCCGTTTCAGACTCTAGTTTAACTGATTTAAGGCTTGAATTCTTTGAAGATCAGAACTTTATTAACAGATATAATGGATTTGGTATAAGTACAGAAGTTACTAGAACTGGAACTCCAGGATCTTCTGGTGCTATTGTCAATTTGACATTATCTGACAATGTACCACCTGTTTTATATTACAAATTAGTTCCAACTAATCTTGATACTATTAGTGTCGATAAAAGAGATGCTAATCCAGATTTGGGTGTAGTTAATGGATCAGTAATTGAACTGAATAATAGTGTTTATTCTGGATCATTTAATGTTAAAAAAACTGGCGATAAAGAATATAAGTACCAAGTCAAGAAAGAACCAGAAGCTTCTTCTTATACATCATCTGGAATATCTACTTTTAGATATGTAACCAAATCAACATCAGCTATTGGACCAATAAATGAAATTTCTGTTAAATTCCCTGGTTCTGGATATGTAAGTCCTCCTGGTATAACCACCGTACAAACAACTGATGGAAGTGATGCAGTTCTCAGAGTCTTCTCCGATAAATTAGGTAATTCATTGTTTGATGAAATTACAAAAATTGGATTTGATTATCCATCGGATAAAACTTTAAAACCAACAGCTGACATTCCATCTTTTATTACAGTATCCAAAAACTATAAAATTTCTGAAATTGGAGTGGTAACAACTGGAAGAAATTATCTTACTCCTCCAGACGTTATTGTTTTTGGTAGATCGGATATTCAACTTCGTGCCAATTTGGATGGAACTTCTATCGGGTCTATTGATATTTTAAGTAATGCTGCAGGATTTGATAATATTGATAACCCAGCGAGAATAATTCCAATTCGAAATAGTAATGGTGTTGGAGTTGTCACGGCTAGTTCAAACGGAGACACCAATTTCCTTACACTTACACAACCTACAAATGGTTGGAAACCCGATGGAAGTGATTTCCCGTTTGCGGTTGGAGACATAATTTTTGTTGAAAATGTTAACACCGTTGAAACATCCTTTAACACGACTGGTGGATACAATTCAGAAAATTATGATTATTCATTCTTCACTATTGCATCTAGAACTCCAACTACATCACAAATTACATATTCTATAGTTGGATTGGGAACAACTGGAGGCACTTTTGATCTAACGAATAGTGCTGGAAAAGTAATCAAACAAAGTGATTTACCAACTTTTAGTGTAGAACTTGATGTCACTGAATTTTTTGCTGGAGAAATCGTAAATTATTCATCTGATGGTATTGGAAAAGTTTCGGACAACAAGGGATATGATTCTGTTACAAACACGTTGAGGATTGAGAGGACAAATTCTGACATATTAAATGGTGATGTGATAAGAGGATCAGTTTCTGGTGCAGAAGCCACTGTTGTTGATGTAAAATCATATGATAGAGTTTTTGAGACTGGATACAAGTCTCAAAGACCAAAGGGTTGGCAAAATGATAGTGGTAAATTGAATGATAATTTCCAAAGACTTCAGGACAATGACTACTATCAAAATTTTGCATATTCTATTAAGAGTGAAGTTCAAGAGTTAACTTGGGAAGATCCTGTTGATAGTATTATTCACCCAGCTGGATATAAGAGATTCTGTGATTTAATTGTCCCATCTTCCGCAACTGCTGGATTTGGAAGGAGCAATACTTTAGAAATCAACGACTCTGGTGCTGGTGGAGCAGTAAGTCTTCTTGTTCAAATAGACAATCTAAAGACATTTTATGAAAAAGACGACTTTGATATTGCTACTGAAGAAACTCTTGCTAATGGATTATCAAAATTCATCTTATTTGGAAATAGAACCATTACTGATGGTATCAACATTGTTTCTAATAGAGTAGAACTTATTGATGATATCTCTGGAGAATTTACTGGCATTGGTACAACAACCAGTGCCAAAGTAGTTGGCCTTACGTCATTCAAACTTTCTACACTTAATGGAACAAAGATACCTTTCAATAAGATATTCGATGGATCCGACTCAAGTATAGTCTCTACAGGATCTTCTATTATCAGAATTAACAATCATGACTTCCAGACTGGAGAAAAATTCATATATGATCCTGGTGATTCTGTATATGGATCTAACAGAATTGGTATTGAAACAACTAATAATGTGGTTGGTGGAGTTTCTACAGATTTCTTACCAAAAGAACTCTTTGCAATTAAAATTGATAACAACAATCTAAAGTTAGCTGGATTAAGTACAACAGCATCATCTAATGATCCATTAGTTTTTAGATCTGTAGGATCTGGAACATCTCATTCATTTGATGTCATCACTCCATTTAATAGAGTAATTATTGAAATTGATAATATCATCCAATCACCTCTCTACAGAAAAAATATTGGGGTTGCTCTTACTGAAGCTGTGGGTGTTGGATCTACAACGATTAAAGTCGTTGGTGTAACTTCAATTGTATCTAATAATCTCCTTCAAATTGACGATGAAATTATTAGAATTAATGTTGTTGGATTTGGATCTACTAATGTTCTTGAAGTAGAACGTGCAGTTCTTGGTAGTGTTGCTGCAGCACACACAGTTGGAGCTGCTGTAACGATGATGGGTGGTGACTATCGCATCCTCAAGGATGTAATTCACTTTGTTTCTCCTCCATATGGTCCAACTGGGGTAAGTACTCTGCAACCAGGCATTTCCACATATTCCAGTTTTGCTGGTCGTATTTTCTATAGAGAAGATCCTTCAACCAACTTTATTTTTGATGATGTTTCTGATAGATTTACTGGTGTTGGTAAAACATTCACTCTTCTTCAAAATACTCAAGATACAACTGGAATTGTAACTACTAAGAGTGGTGGTGGAGGAGATGACGAAGTTATTAACAATGGCGTTGTCTTAATTAATAACATCTTCCAAAGACCAACAATTGATTATAGTATGACAGAAAGACAGAGCCCTGGCATTGGAGCATCTGTTATCTTTACTGGTTCTGATAGAGAAGATCTTCCTAGGGGTGGAATAGTAAAAGACGTTGTTGTTGGATTTGGATCTGGATACCAAAATCTAGTAGCAGCTGCAGCTACTGCAGTTATTAATGCTGCAGGAGCTATTGAATCCGTTGTGGTTACTGGTGGTGGTTCTGGTTACAGATCATCTGATTCCGTTTCAATTCAAGTATTAAATCCACTTGGAATCGGGTCAACTGCTGTTCTCTCTGCAACTGTTGGTACAGCAGGAACAGTTTCTGGAATTAGTACAGTAAGTGGTGGTTCTGGATATGCTTCAACTAACCCACCAACTATTGTTGTTGGTATTGCCACTGGATATGCAAACATGTCCTTTACTGGTGGTCAAGGTAGTGGTTTTGAAGCTACTGTTACGGTAGGTACGGGTGGTAGTATTATTGATTTTGATATTACAAATCGAGGTATTGGATATGGAAATGGAGATGTATTAACAGTTGCTGGTATTCCAACCGATCCAAATGTCGGTGTTGCATTTAGTACGTTTACGTTTACTGTTGATCAAACAACAGATGATGAGTTTGCTGGTTATAGTTTTGGTCAACTTTTGCCATTACACAACTTCTCCGATGAATTTGATGGTACACAAACTTCATTTACTATTAGACGTGCTATAACTAAAACAATTGTCAACTTTACTACTGATGACCCATCCATTGATATTGCAAATAATTTTATTTTGGTATTGAATGACGTTGTACAAAAACCTGGAGAAAACTACATTCTAGAGTCTCCAACAAAAATTAAATTTACTGAAGCTCCAAAGTCTGGTAGTAAATTCCAAATTCTATTCTTTAGAGGATCTAATAAAGATCTAGATGCTTTCACAGCTTTTGCAACTGTCAAGATCGGTGATGAACTTCAATTGCAGAGACAGGATAATTATCAAATGCAATTGAATAGAGTTATCACTGATATTGTTGGTATTGATAAAGTTGAAACTAATCTTTATGGAAACGTTGGTATTAATACTGATCCAAACTTTGAAAGAGCCGTCTCTTGGACCAAACAAACAAGTGATTTAATTCTGAATGGACAACCTCTGTCAAAAGCAAGGGATAGTTTGATTGCAAAGGTCCAACCAACCACAAGAATTATTCAAAATGTTGGTGTCTCTTCTGATCAAATCTTTGTTGAAAATGCATTCCCATTATTCAGTGCCTATGACAACAGATCTCTTAGAAATAACGTTCCTGGAAAGGGTATTAAATTAATAAGAGAAAATAATGTTGATCGAGCTTCTGCAACCGCAACAGTTTCTTCTGGAGGAACAATTTCTTCCGTAACTATAACTGATGGTGGATTTGGATATTTAAGTGCTCCTACGGTTTCATTTGCAACGACATATGTACAATCTAAAGAGATAGGAAAAACTTGGACACAAGCAACTTCAAACACAGATATTGAATATAATTCAGTAGCGCATGTTAATGGTGTCTTTATTGCTGTTGGAAGCACTTCTGGTATCAACACTTCGATTGATGGTATTACTTGGAGTGATTCTGGAGTTAGTGGATTTGGAACATTCTTTGGGGTTGATAAGGCCTCAAATACTTCCACAAGTTTGATTGCTGTTGGTCTTGGTGGAACAATTGCGATAAGTACAGATGCGTCTACATTTGATACTTCTACTATTTTCAATAGAACTTTAAATGGATTTATATTCTCGTTTGCGAACACTACAATTTCTGCAAATCTTAATGACTATGCTGGTGGACAAACTAAAGGCGTAGCTGTTGGTGCAGGTGGAACGATTCTCTTTACTGAACAAGGTGCATCTGGTTTTGGAACCGCATTTGTTGTTGCTGACAGTAACACAACAAATAATCTCCACGGTGTTGGTAGTAATCAAGATACATTCATTGCAGTTGGTGATGCTGGTACAATTCTTAGATCTACAAATGGTGAAACTTGGTCTGGTGCAGGTACTGCATCAGTCACAACCAGACTGAATGATGTCTACTTTGATGATAACCAGTGGATTGCAGTTGGTGCAGCTGGAACAATCATTCAATCTACAGATAATGGTTTGAATTGGAGTATTGTTTCTTCTGGATCAACATTTAACCTCAACTCTGTTTATTATGCAGATAACGTTTGGGTTGCAGTTGGACAAACTGGAATGGTTATGAATTCTGTAGATGGCACCACTTGGTATAAGAAGTTTATTGGTGTTGGTACAGACTACAATGGACTTGCTTATGTTGATCAGCAGTTAGTAACTGTGGGTCTGTCTTCCAATATTGCATACAGTACCTTTGAAACCGTGTCTGCGGCAGCCACTGCTACTGTGTCTGCAGCGGGGACAATATCCGCAATTACTATTAGTGATGGTGGATTTGGATTTGATTCCACACAATCAGTTGGTGTCATACTTTCGTTGGAACCAGTAACAATTGAAACAATAACAAGTGTCGAATGTGAGGGTGATTTTGGATATGTTGTTGGTGTGGGGACAAGTGCAACTGGTATTGGTACGGATAGTCCAATGGTTAAGTTTGAACTTGATTCAAGTTCTTTCCTCAATCAAGCTGGATTTGGCAATATTGCTAGAAGTGGAATTCAAAGTGGATACTATTTTGTTATTACTGGATCAATAGTTGGTAATGGATTAACGTCTATTACTATTGAAAACTCTGCTATCGGTGTTGGTACAACATTTATAGATAATGTTTATCGTGCGGATCAAGTCATTAACGATGGAACTTCTGGAATTGTGACCGTTTACTCTAACGTTGAATCCTTGGCAGGACTTGGAACAACAAGTCTGTCTCCAAAAATTGGTAATTATAGTTGGGGTAGATTCTATAACTTCACCAGAGATCCTGTAAGTCCTGGATCGTTTACGATTAATAATCAAAACGGATATACAGGACTAACAACTGCTCCAATTGTTAATCGCATCTTGAAACTCAGTGAAAACTACAGTGACTTCACCGAGACTCTATAAATAAAACAAAAAGTCTGTTAAAAATGCCTGCGATTATCTCAGATCAATTTAGAATATTAAATGCTGCGAATTTCGTCGCTGGTGTGGCTTCCACCTCCCAGTCGTATTACACTTTTATTGGACTTCCCAATTCTAGTGATGTTGGTGCTGGTTATGGTACTACTGATTGGAATACTAACACTCCTGCTCCAAAAGACGGGTTTAGAGAGTATAATGATGATTATGACACCATCATTGCACTCAAAAAACTTTCAACTGGTGATGTAAAGAGACTGGTAAGGAAATATGAATGGACAGCGGGAACTGTCTATGAAATGTATAAAGATACCTATACTAGATCTAATCTAAGCCCACAAACTGGTTCAACGAATCTATACGATTCTCGATTTTATGTTGTAAACAGTGCGTTTAGAGTTTATGTTTGTATCAACAATGGAGCTAATCCATCAAATCCAAATGGAACTCGTTCTCTTGATGAACCAACTTTTGTTGGATTAGAACCAAGAACTGCTGGTACAAGTGGCGATGGATATCTTTGGAAGTATCTGTATACTATTACTCCATCTGATATTATCAAATTTGATTCCATTGACTTTATTCCAGTTCCTGAAGATTGGGGAACTGGAGACACTGCAGACGTAAAAAACAATGCTGTTGATGGAAAAATCGAAACGGCTCTGATTGTAAATTCAGGTGAAGGATATCAACCAATTTCAACGACATTTACAAATATTCCTATTTTAGGAGATGGAACTGGGGGTAGAGCTAGTATCACTATTGACTCCCAAGGAAAAGTTTCTAACGTATCCATTACAAATGGTGGTAGTGGATATACTAGAGGAACAATTCAATTCTATCCAGGAGCTCCAGGTGCAGAAACTGGAGGCCCAATTGCTGGTCTTTCTGCTGTTGGTGTTGGTACTACATCGGTAGCTTCGTTTGAAGTTATTACTCCTCCTCCTGGTGGACATGGAAATGACATTTATAAGGAGCTTGGTGCATTTAGAGTTCTTTTATATTCTCGTTTTGAGAATGATGAAACAAACCCAGACTTTATCACTGGTAATGATTTCGCTAGAGTTGGTTTAATCAAAGATCCTCTTACACCTGCAGGAAATTTACTTACTTCATCAAAAGCAAGTGCATTGACTGCTATAAAACTCACAAGTTTAACTGGTGGTAATATTGCGGACACAACATATACTGTAGATACTCCAGTTTTCCAACAAATTGGTGTTGGATCAACAGCTGTTGGTTATGTTGCAAATTGGGACTCTTCTACTGGTGTTCTAAAGGTCTACAACCCCGTTGGACTTGCTTCTACCTCTTATGGGTTTAGACTTGTAGATTTCACTTCATCGATTGGTGCAGGTGGAACATTTGTCATTAGTGGACAATCTGCAGGATCTGCACTTGGAATCGAAACAAGTTTTGGTAGTGCATCAAGTCCAGGAACTGCAACAACTGTTGGATCAGCTAATGTCCAACTGGGACAGAGTTTTGTTAATGGTATTGCTCAACCAGAAGTTAAAAAATATTCTGGTGAGGTCTTATACATAGATAACAGGGCCTCAATCCAACGGAGTGCCACTCAGAAAGAAGACATTAAAATCGTATTAGAGTTCTAAGAAAATGCATCAAGAGACTAATCTTAACGTTTCTCCTTATTATGATGATTTTAATGAAGACAAGAACTTTAATCGAGTTCTTTTCAAACCTGCTACACCAGTCCAGGCAAGAGAACTAACCCAACTCCAAACCATTCTTCAACATCAAATTGAGAAGTTTGGACAGCACTTCTTTAAAGAAGGTGCGATGGTTATTCCTGGACAAATTGCATATGACCCACAATATCATGCAGTTCAGGTCAATGAAAGTTTTCTGGGCATTCCTGTTAGGGACTACTTGGAAAATGTTGTAGGCAAAGAAATTAGGGGATCGGTCTCTGGTGTTGAAGCCACAGTAGTAAACTATATTTTATCAGAAGATTCTGAAAGAGGAACACATACTCTCTATGTAAAGTACTCTAGATCTGGAAATGACTTTTCAAAAGAGGTGTTTGATGACGGAGAGAATTTAATCTCATCCACTGATATTGAATTTGGTATTTCTCGTATTACTGCTAATAGTCCATTTGCGTCTTGTATTGCTACTGGAGCAACATCGACTGGCAGCGCAGTTTCTTTGGAAGAAGGTGTGTACTTTATGCGTGGATTTTTTGTAAAAGTACCTACTCAAACAATCCTTTTAGATCAATACGACGCATCTCCAAACTATAGAGTTGGTTTATTCATTAATGAAAATATTGTAACTGCGTATAATGATCCCAGTCTGTTTGATAACGCAGCTGGATTTTCAAATGAGTCTGCACCAGGAGCAGACAGATTCCAGATTAAAGCAACACTAATTAAAAAAGATTTAAACGAATTCAACGATGAAAACTTCGTTGAATTAATGAGACTTGAGAACGGTAGAGTTCAAAAATTTGTTAAGAAGACGGATTATAATCTAATTAGAGACGAGTTAGCTAAGAGAACCTATGATGAAAGTGGTGATTACTATGTAAAACCATTCCAGGTAAAAGTTGTTGAATCTTTAAACAACAGACAAGGAAATGGTGGTATTTACTTACCAGAACAAAAAACTGCAGAAGGTGGAACTCCAAGCGATGATTTGATGCTCTATCAGGTTTCTCCTGGTAAAGCATATGTAAGAGGATATGATATTGAAAAATTAAACACTTCATACATCGATGTTGAGAAACCAAGAGATACGAAAACAATTTCTACATCATCATTTGCATTTGATGGAGTTGGCCAATTAAAAGTTAATAATGTATATGGATCACCTTTTGTAGGATTTGGTACTACAGCTGTAGTAAGTCTTAGAAGTGAAAGAATCGGTTCTACCGCATCAGGCGCTGCTGGAATTGAAATCGGTAATGCAAGAGTTTATGATTACAAACTTGAAGCGTCTGCGTATTCGAATGACACTTCAAAGTATGATGTATATCTTTATGATGTACAAACATTTACCGATCTTACGGTAAGTTCTAGTGTTACACAAGCAACTCCAGCATACATTGAAGGTGCTAGAAGTGGGGCCAAAGGATTTTTAAAGAATGATGTCACTGATTCATTGTCATTAACTTTAACA